AAGAGTACGTGCGCTCTGACCTATTTGAAGTCATCGGTGTATCTGTAAAAGTTAACAACCAAGAAACGGAGTGGGCGAGTGGAACACACCAACAAATCAAACAGTGGCTTCAGAGCAATTTTGAATGGGAACGGAGTTTTGTCTTGGCGCACAACACCCTTTTTGACGGGGCTATCTTGTCTTGGCGTTTCGATATTAGTCCTCGGGGTTGGCTTGACACTCTGTGCATGGGCCGTGCCCTTCACGGCGTGGAAGTGGGGGGTTCGCTTAAAGCTCTTACTGAACGGTATGGGCTCGGAGAAAAAGGAACAGAAGTCGTTAACGCCCTCGGCAAACGGCGACTGAATTTCAGCGACGAGGAACTCGCACGGTACGGCGATTACTGCATCAACGATGTGGAACTCACGTACAAACTCTTTAGCATCTTGGTCAAGGATTTCCCCAAACAAGAGTTGCGTGTGATTGACCAGACCCTGCGCATGTTTATCGACCCCGTGCTTGAGTTGGACGGCGACATGTTGCAACAGCACCTCATCGGCATCAAGCAGATGAAGGAAGACCTGTTGGCATCCTCGGGTGTGGACAAGGCTGAACTCATGAGCAACGAGAAGTTTGCTGGACTGCTCCGCTCGTTTGGTGTTGAGCCCCCGATGAAGGTGAGCCCCGCCACGGGCAAGCAGACCTATGCGTTCGCCAAGAGCGACGAGGAATTCAAAGCCCTCGCTGAGCACGACGACGCACGGGTGCAGACGCTTGTCGCCGCACGGCTGGGTACGAAGTCAACACTGGAGGAGACGCGCACCCAACGGTTCATCGACATCTCCAAGCGCGGCAAGCTGCCCGTGCCGATCCGCTACTACGCCGCACACACTGGACGGTTCGGTGGGGACGACAAGATCAACATGCAGAACTTGCCAAGCCGTGGCAACAACGGCAACAAGCTGAAGAAGGCGATCATCGCGCCCGAGGGCCATACCATCATCGACGCCGACTCCGCACAGATTGAAGCGCGTGTACTGGCGTGGCTGTCGGAGCAGAATGACTTGGTAACAGCTTTTGCTGAGGGTAAGGACGTGTACAGGAAGATGGCCTCGGCTATCTACGGCAAGCCTGAGTTCGAGATACCCAAGGACGAGCGGTTCGTGGGCAAGACCACAATTCTCGGCGCGGGTTACGGCATGGGCGCAGTGAAGTTTCAAAGTGCGCTGAAGAACATGGGCGTGACCGTGGACTTGGATGAAGCCAAGCGCATCATCGACATCTATAGACGCACCAACGACGCTGTGGTCAGGCTGTGGCGTCAGGCGCAGAACGCTCTGGTAAACATGTCACGTGGAGAACCCGCACCGCTCGGACGTCGAGGAGTGCTTGAAGTGGTGCCGAGTGAGACGGCCATCCGCTTGCCCTCGGGTTTGCTGATGCGCTACGACGACCTGAAGTTCGATCAGACCGACAAGGGTGTTGAGTTCCACTACAAGACGCGCAAGGGTCGCACCCGTATCTACGGCGGCAAGGTGATCGAGAACGTATGTCAAGCCATCGCACGGTGCATCATCGCTGAGCAGATGCTCAAGATCGGTAAGCGGTACAAGGTTGTGCTGACTGTGCATGACGCGATTGCTGTGTGCGTACCGGATGCCGAGGTGGTCGTAGCTACGCAGTACGTCGAGGAGTGCATGCGCTGGGTGCCCGAGTGGGCAACGGGCCTGCCTGTGAACTGTGAATCGGGTAGTGGCAAATCGTATGGAGACTGCTGATGGTAAAAATTCCCGCATGGTCGTTCTCGTCCATCAAGACGTTCGAGAATTGCCCAAAGAAGTTCTACCACTTGAAGGTCGTCAAGGACTTTCAGGAAGATCAGGGCGCTGAGCACCTGACTTACGGCACCGCCTTCCACGAGGCGGCTGAGTTCTACATACGCGACGGCACGCCCCTGCCCCCGCAGTTCTCGTACGCTAAGAGTTCACTGGACAACCTCAAGCACCGTGATGGCCGAAAGCTGTGCGAGTACGAGATGGGGCTGACCGCCGACTTGGAGCCGTGCGGGTTCAAAGACCCGAACGTATGGTGGCGGGGCATCGCCGACCTGATCATCCTTGAGGACGATGGCACTGCACGGGTGGTGGACTACAAGACCGGCAAGAGTGCAAAGTACGCCGACACCGGGCAGCTTGAGTTGATGGCGCTCGCGGTGTTCAAGCACTTCCCCGAGGTCAAGCGTGTCAAGGCGGGGCTGCTGTTTGTCATCGCCAAGCAGTTCCCCAAAGCAAGTTACGACAAGACCGACGAGCCCAAGTTGTGGGAGAAGTGGCTACGCGACCATGGCCGCATGAAAAGAGCGTACGAGACAAACGTGTGGAACCCTCGCCCCTCTGGCCTTTGCAAGCGGCACTGCGTTGTTCTATCATGCCCACACAACGGAAGGAATGATTAAATGCCGTATACCAAGTCCCCACGCCCGTACAAAGCCGAGTACCAAAAGCAGAAGGAACGGGGCGAACACCCTGACCGTATGGAACGCCAACGCGCAAGGCGAAAAGTTGATGCCAGTTCCCCCGATGAGAACGGCAACGGCAAGGCCGACAAGCGTGAAGGCAAGGACATCGACCACGTAAAGATGTTATCCAGAGGTGGGTCAAACAAGGACGGCATACGCATCGTCTCCCCTTCTAAGAATCGCGCCCGTAACGGCCACAGCCCAAAAGAAAAAGGCGGGAAGAAACCCGCTTGACGCGCATTGCGCGCTCGGTTAAATTGACGATAGGAACCCGACAAGCAGTCCGACGGTGAAAAGGCTCGGGCGAACGAGTGACTGCTGGCACCTCGGGAAGACGAGGACAAATAATTCGACGGTGACGAGAGCGAGTGGGACACCCACTTCGCTCCGCTACGCCGTTTGCGCTGGGGAACAAATTGGAAATCATTGACAACAAAGCACTGTTGTTGACGTTGCGTAACCCGCATCGCGTCACCACAGTCATCCCTAAAAGTAGGGAACTCCCTAACAACCAAGTGTTGGTGCACTGGGGGCTAGACGAGGCGCAAGTCCTCAAGAATCTACGTGTAAAGAACGTGCCGTCACCCATCATGGGGCGCTACGACTGGCCCGGTCAGTTCCGACCGTTTGCCCATCAGAAGACAACCGCCGCATTCCTCACCATGAACCGCCGTGCGTTCTGCCTCAACGAGCAGGGCACGGGCAAGACGGGCTCCGTCATCTGGGCGGCAGACTACCTTCTCAAACAGAAGCGCATCCGCAGGGTGCTGGTGATCTGCCCTCTGTCCATCATGGACTCCGCATGGAGAGCAGACCTGTTTAAGTTCGCCATGCACCGCTCTGTTGACATCGCATACGGTGCCAAGGAAAAGCGCAAGGCCATCGTCAACGGTACAGCCGAGTTCGTGATCATCAACTACGACGGCGTGGAGATCGTCGCCGAGGACATCGCCAAGGGCGGGTTTGACTTGATCGTGATCGACGAGGCCAACGCATATAAGAACGTGCAGACCAAACGGTGGAAGGTGCTCAACTCACTGGTCAAGACCGACACGTGGCTTTGGATGATGACAGGCACCCCCGCCGCTCAGTCGCCCCTCGATGCGTACGGCTTGGCCAAGCTCGTCAACCCACAGGGTGTCCCCAAGTTCTTCACAACTTTCCGCGACATGGTGATGATCAAGCTCAACAACTTTCGTTGGCTTGCCAAAGAGAACGCCACGCAGACTGTGTACGAGTGCTTGCAACCTGCTATCAGGTACACCAAGGAAGAATGCCTCGACTTGCCCGAGATGACGTACGTCAAGCGCCGTGTCGAACTGACCAAACAACAGGAACGCTACTACGGCATGCTCAAGAGCCGCATGGTCATCCAAGCCGCAGGGGAAGAAATCACGTCGGTCAACGCCGCAGTGAACATGTCCAAGCTCCTGCAAATATCTTGTGGTGCGGTGTACTCCGACTCAGGCGAGACCTTGGAGTTCGACATCAAGAACCGCTACAACGTACTCACCGAGGTGATCGACGAATCCAGCCAGAAGGTGCTCGTGTTCGTGCCGTTCAAGCATGTGATCAGCATCCTCACCGACAAGCTCAACGCCGACGGCTACACGACCGAGGTGATCAGCGGGGACGTGCCCGTGCACAAACGCACCGACATCTTCAACCGTTTCCAGACCGAACCCAACGGCACCAAGGTGCTGGTCATCCAGCCTCAGTCAGCCGCCCACGGCGTGACCCTCACAGCGGCCAATACCGTGGTGTGGTGGGGGCCGACATCCAGCCTTGAGACCTACGCCCAAGCCAACGCCCGTGTCCACCGCTCGGGCCAGCGTCACCCCTCTACAGTGGTACAACTGGTGGGGTCAGGTGTAGAAAGACATGTTTACAACTTACTAGACAATAAAATTGACGTTCACTCAAAAATAGTTGATCTTTACAAAGAAATACTTGAGTAAGGCGGGAAACGTCACTACAATAGAAAGCCCAACAACCACAACTGGAGAACGAAGTGTCGGAAGAAACCGCTCCTGCCATCGCCCCCGAGACGCTGGTCAAGGTCTATCTCAAGATGAAGGCCAAGCACGACGAGATGCGTATCGCCTACGAGGCCGAAGAGAAAAAGCTGGACGCCCAGATGGGCAAGGTGAAGTCTGCGCTCTTGGCGTTCTGCAAAGAGCAAAACGTGGACAGTGTGCGAACAGGTGAAGGCTTGTTCTACCGCACCACCAAGGTGGACTACTGGACAAACGACTGGGAGTCCATGCATAAGTTCATCATCGAGCACAACGCGCCGCAGTTACTGCACCAGCGCATACATCAAACCAACCTCAAAGAGTTCCTTGAGGCCAACCCTGAATTGCTACCACCGGGACTCAACGTGGACAGCGAATACACCATAACCGTACGGAGAAAGTGATGAGCGAACCTTTTGTGCCAATCGAAGACTTGGCCAAGCACTTCACGGTTTCGGTATCAACCGTTCGCGCATGGGTGCGACAGAGCTATATCCCCAAGGACACGTACCTGAAGATCGGTAACACATACCGCTTCAACGTCTCCAAGGTGGTTGCCGCTCTGTCGAACATCCCCAAGGACGAACCGGAAGCGCCGAAACCTGAAGCAACTGTGACGACCACAGACCCTGCGCCTGTTCAACTCGAACTGGCTTTTAACGACCCCAACGAAGACATGTAAGGAAAACAAATGAGCAACGAAATGACCCTGTTTGGTAAGCCCAACAACACCACCCTCGCCCTGCTGCGTGGCATCGAAGACAACCTGACAAGCACCCTCGCAGGTGGCGGCAGTGGCAACAAGCGCATCAGCATTGAAGGCGGTGCGTTCCGCGAGTTCGTCGGCGGCAAAGAAGTGCGTGTGAGCGAAGAACGCTCCATGAAGGTCATCCTGATCAACGCCGCACCTGTGTCCCGTATGTTCTTTGAAGGCACCTACGTCAAGGGCCAGAAGACCAAGCCCACGTGCTGGTCGAGCGACACACAAAGCCCCGACAAGGCCGTGCCCGAAGATCAACGCCAAGCCAAGTTCTGCAAGGACTGCAAGCAACACATCAAGGGTTCTGGTCAAGGCGATACCCGCGCTTGCCGATTCCAGCAACGCATCGCTGTGGCGCTCGACGGCGACCTGCACAACGAGTCCGTGTATCAAGTCACACTGCCATCGACCTCCGTGTTCGGCGACGCAGAAGGCAAGAAGATGCCGCTGCAAGCCTACGGTCGCCACCTCAAGGCATACAACACCCCCGCGATTTCTATCGTGACCGAGATGCGGTTTGACATCGACAGCGCAACCCCCAAGCTGGTGTTCAGCCCTGTTCGTGCACTGGAGGAAGAAGAACTCAAGGCCGCAGTGAAGTTGCAGAGCCACCCTGACACCATCAAGGCGATCACCATGAACGTGTCGCAGATGGATGGCGTGATCCCCGCGCCAAAGGATAAGTTGCCAATGGACGAGCCAGCCCCCAAAGCTGAGCCCAAGGCCGCACCGAAAGCTGAGAAGGTTGAGGCTGAGGAAGTGGACGAGCCGATCAAGGTGACCAAGAAGTCCGCACCTGCCGCTGAGCCGAAGTCTGAGTTGAGCGACATCGTTGGAGACTGGGACGACTGATTAGTTTCGGGGGTGGGGTCGCTCCCCGCCCTTTCTTTTCAGTCACCCCATTCACTCTAACCATCGGCGGCTATGGAAACAAAAGTATTTCTGGAGTCGGTGCTGGGGGATGAAGGCTACTACTGCATATTTGCGTATCGGTCATCTGATGAACGCAAGGTGCAGAAGTTCTACGACACCCTTGATGCCGCAATCCATGCTGCTCACAATTTAGATGCTGAAGGGTATGACGCTTATTTTGCGTTGGGCACTTTTGACCAAGCAGGGTCTCGCAAAGCGCCCAACGTAAAACAACTTAGATCATTCTTTCTTGACCTTGACTGTGGGCCAACAAAAGACTACGCGACACAGAGCGACGCTCTTGCCGCACTGCGTTCGTTTTGCAAAGGACTCAAGCTACCACGACCGACCATTGTAAATTCGGGGCGTGGCATCCACGTGTACTGGCCGCTGACCACGCCTGTGTCGCGTGAAGAGTGGGTGCGTGTTGCCGAGCAGTTCAAACGCTTGTGCACAACTCACGGTATGCGCAATGACCCCGCTGTACCAGCGGATGCGGCGCGTGTGTTGCGGGTGCCCAATACGCACAACCACAAGACCGAGCCCCCTACGCCTGTGGTGATAGTGGGCGAGGCGGGTTCGCCCGTTGAGTTTGATGTGTTCCGTGACCTGATGGGTGATGACACGTCAATCTTGGTGCCCCCAAAGAAGTACGTGCCGCACGAACAAGACGCCATGATGCAAGCCCTGTCGGGCAGTTTCGTGAGTCGGTTCAAGACCATCTTGATCAAGACCATGGCGGGTACTGGGTGCGAACAACTCAAGGAAGTTGTCAACAACCAACCGAACATCTCGGAGCCGCTGTGGAGGGCTGGGCTGTCGATCGCCAAGTTCTGTGTTGATGGCGGCAAAGCAATTCACAAGATTTCTGCCAAGCACCCTGAGTACACCCCCGAGAGCACTGAACTCAAGGCTGACCTGATCAAAGGCCCGTACCTGTGCACCCGCTTTGACGAGTACCGCGCCGGGGTTTGCCGTGAGTGCAAGCATTGGGGCAAGATTAAGTCTCCCATCTCCCTCGGGCGGGAGGTCGAAGAAGCCGACGAAGCTGACAACATCGTCATTGAAAAGCCGCTGGGCGTTACGGCGGCTACGCCGATTCGGTACGTCATCCCCAAGTACCCGCACCCGTACTTCAGGGGTAAGAGTGGTGGGGTGTTCAAGCATGGCAAGAACCCAGAGGGCGAAGACAAAGATGTGCTGGTCTATTTCAACGACCTGTATGTCATACGGCGCATCAAAGACCCCGAGGCGGGTGAGTCGTTGGTGATGCGCTTGCACTTGCCCAAGGACGGGGTGCGGGAGTTCACGGTGCCGTTGACAGCCGTGGGTACGAAGGATGAATTTCGCAAGCAACTTGCGGCACAGGGTGTGGCAGTCCTGAACGTACAAGAATTGATGGAGTACACAATGCGATGGGTTAACGAGTTACAGTTTGGCGCTGAAGCCGACGAAGCGTGTCGGCAATTTGGGTGGAAGGACGACAAGCACGAGTCGTTTGTTGTCGGCAACATGGAAGTCTACAAAGACCGTGTTGAGGTGAGTTCGCCGTCTGGCGCTACCGTGGGCCTATTCCCGATCTTCAAGTCCAAGGGCACACTGGAGAAGTGGAAGCAGACCATGGAGTTTTACAGCCAACCGAACATGGAGTTGCACCAGTTCATGTTTGGGCTGTCGCTGGGCTCTGTTCTCATGGAGTTCCAGCCAATCAACGCCGCCGCCTTCCACGCATGGAGCAAGGGCTCTGGCTTGGGCAAGACCACGGCCATGTACGCAGGTGCATCTATCTGGGGTGACCCCGACCTGCTGGTGATGCAAGAGCGTGACACCTTCAACTCGAAGATGAACCGCGCTGAGGTGTACAAGAACATCGTCTGCTACATGGACGAGATGACCAACACCAAGCCGCAAGACCTGTCGGACTTTGCATACCAACTTCCCAGTGGTCTGCAACGCAACCGCATGGGGCCGAAAGGCAATGTCGAGCGCGTACGTGGCAAGCCATGGAAGACTCTGTTCGGCACAACGGGTAACACGTCGATGCTGGAACGCATCGCGTTGTTCAAGGCTCTGCCACAAGCGGAAGCCCAGCGCGTGCTGGAGTACCGAGTTGAGCCTGTGAAGTTCGCCACCAAGACCGAGACCGATGTTTTCAGCGCCGCGATCAAGGACAACTTTGGGCACGCTGGTGTGGTCTACCTCCAGTACGTCCTGAATAACTTGGATGCGGTCAAAGAACTCGCCATGACGGTGCAACGCAAGCTGGATTCGGCGTCGAGCCTGTCCGCTGAGAACCGATACTGGTCTGCCTTGGCTTCACGCACCATCGCAGGTCTGATGCTGGCCAAGAAAGCTGGCCTTATCAACTGGCAGATTGCGCCGATTGTGCAGTGGATTGTCAACGTGATGGCCGAAGCCAAAGCGATGGTGGGCGAGATGAGCGTGGACGTTGAAGCCCAACTGACTGACTACATCGCTGAGAACTACAACAACATGCTCCGCATCCGGTCAACGGATGACGCACGGAACACCACAGGGGCGATTGACCATATCATCCCGCCCGACAGTTCCCCTCGTGGGCAGTTTGTTGCGCGGTACGAATACGATGTGAAGAAGCTGTACTTGCTCCCCAAGCCCCTCAAGGCGTGGTGCGGTAAACAACAGATCAACTACGCCGGGTTCGTTGACGGGTTGAAGACAGGGGGCACCAAAGCGATCAAGGCCAAGGTTCGGCTCGGTAAGGGCACCCACATCAACATGCCGCCAGCCGATGTTTTGGTGCTGGACTGTTCAGGATTTATGACCGATGAAACTGAGCAAGCTCTGGCGACAACCGCCGCGCTGTTCGAGAAACAGAGTCAGGCTTGACGACCTCGCACCCGATGGGGTGCGTATCGTTGTCCGTTGGGACAAGTTCCCAGTGGACGCCTCTGTGTTCATCCCCTGCGTTAATACGTTGGAGCTTGTGCGTCAAGTGCACCAGATAACATCCCTGCGAGAATGGGTCATCCACTACCGCCCCGGCATTGAAGGTGGGCGATGGGGGGTTCGTATTTGGAGACGCTTGTGATAGTATTGCCCCCGACAGGCGTTGTCACTTCGTTCTCCTTGGAAAAGGTTTAGCCCCCGCCGTAACAAGCGGGGGCTTTTTTATCACTCGAAGAAGCCGCCATCAAACTCAGCGGCGTTCTGCAACAACTCGGATCGCAACTGCTTGTTCAGCGTCACGCCGTGATACATCTCCTGCGATGTTTTCATGTGCTGGGCCATCGAGTTCTGGATAGTCTCGGCTGTGATCGCCGCACCGGGGTGTGCCTTGTTGAACTTAAACATGGCATCCAGCGCGTCTGCCACCCCCTCGGAATCACCGACTCGTGCCGCGATGTAGTAGTCGCGGAGCATCTTGGTACGCTCTTTGGTCGCACGGCGCTCGATGTTCTTGAGCGATGCGTTGATCTCCAACTGACGGGTGTACTCGGCGGGGGCGAACCCTAGCATCTGCGCGTACGCATTTGCTGTACTCATCTCTCCCGTGATGGGGTCACCACGCAAGGTGTTGGCACCTTCGGTTTCAAACCGGACACCCTTCATGACGTTGGCTACGCCCGAGGGGAGCATGCGCTCCAGACCACGCAAAGTCTCGCCTTCGCTGATCAGCTTGGCACCTTGTACTAGTCGGTCGGTTACGCCGTACGCTGGGCCACCCACGAGTTGCAAGAACGATAAGATTGCGTTGTCTTGCTCTTTGTACCCCGTGCCGCTGATCAGCAAGTCGGACAAGCCGATACGGTTGGCGACCGCCGTGCCAGTCAGGTAGTTGACCGCGCCGTTGAACACCCCCTCGCCGAAGTATTTACGTGCGGCGGTTTCAGCGTCATCCTCGTCATCACCCTTGAACAGGTTGTAGACAGCGGCCAAGATGCCGAACATCGGCAGACCCTGCACCCCAGCCATCACGCCAGCGGAGGCGTAGATACCCACGATCTGGCGCATGGCAGCGTCACGGACTTTCTTGTCCTCAGACTTCATGGCTTCACGGGCCGTCTTGAACATCATGTAGTACATGGTGACACCGTACCGTTTGTACATAAACATGACCTTGCCGAGAGAGTTCTTCGCCAGCAGGGGCGCACTACCTGCGGACGCGCCGCCGTTCATGATTTCGGCGATCTCCACGGCTCGCTTAGCCGCTTCGGTGCGTGCGGCGGCGTCAACCTTCTTGCCTTCCTTGGCCATGCGCCCAAGCTCAAGCTCGTAGGAAGCGATCAAGGAAATCTGGCGGTTCATGCGCTCGCCGTGGTGGAAGACAAACCCTGAGTATGCGTTGATGCGGTCGAGCGGAGATGACTTCTCGTTCATATCGAGCATGTCGCTTGTCATCGAGCGGTCGAGCAGGCCGTATTTGTCGGCGATCTCTGACAACTCTTTAAGGCGTTTGATTTTCGGTGGGGTGTCTTTGGCATCAAAGTCGTAGTTGTCCAGCGAGAAGCCACCTGTTTGTTCGATAGTCTCTTTACCGTCAGCGGTGGGTACCGTCATCTTGACCATACGCTTGCGACCGCTACCCATGAATACCTTGGTTGCAGTCCCGATGGCTCTCATAGTTTCGGGGTAGCCGTACTTACCACCAAGATAAGGTGCCATCACCAACGGCACCTGCGACATGTTGACCACAGCGGACGACACGTTAAAGCCCAGCGTCCAGCCGAACGCCAACGAAGTCACGGCCTTAGACCAAGGCGCAATGTTGGGGCTGACCAGCGTTTCAATGTGGTTGTTCAACTCATCGGCTACGAGGCGGGTCTGCTCGTCGCCCTTCTTCTTGGCGTGCTCGTCGATCTCATCACGCAGCTTGTACGCCTTGGCGCTGTACTCCATGTTTGGCAACTGATGGGCCATGCTCATGGAGCGTGAGTAGAACGCGCCCGTTGCGTTGAAGCTGAAGCCGGGTGTGTTCTTACGAGCGCGGAACGCTTGGGCAAACGACGACTCAGGCAGCGTTGACAAGAACGTACGCATGATCTCGTCGGTCACTTCTGGATCGACTTTGTTGGCTTCAAGCGTTCGCAAGATAGAGTTCACGAACGAGGTGGAAGGTGCGTCCTTGTACGTGCGCTTGGAGCCGCCCTTGAACCGTTGCACATTCTTGGCCTCACCAACACTCTCCAGTTCTTTGACCGCACGCTCACGCGCAACCGAGGTCTCGTAGTGCTCGACGTAATGCTCACCCTTGAGGTCGTACGACAGGCGGAAGTCACCTGTACGTGTCAGGGGGAAGTAAGGCTCAATCTTGCCTTTGGTGGCAAGGCGCTGATAAATCTCAGTGCGCAGCTTCTTGGCGTCTTCCTTGTTCTCCACGGAGTCCTCGATGCGGCGCATCAACAGGTCGAGCAAGTCTTCGTACGTTTTCTTGTACGTGTCGCGCATCTGCTTGTAGACGCTCTGACCTTCAGGGCCGAGCTTGTTCCACTGGGGTTGCAACTCATCCCAAATCTTTTGCTTGTCTGCACCGCTGTCAGATTGCTTGCCCTTGTAGTCAGCGCGGGGCTTGGACGGGTCAACCTGCTCCAGCGTACTGGTGGCGATGACATCGTCCAGGATGATTTCTTTCTCGGGGTTACCTTTCACCCAGTTATGGATGCGTGACATGGTGGCGTTGGTCTCACGCATGCGCTTGTCTTTTGCGCCGTTCCACAGCCGCTCCAACTCGTTGAGCTTGGATGCCATGGGAACATCTTTGGTGGCGACCTCGGTCAGCACGTTCAGCGGCAGGCTACGCAAGATGATTTTCTTGACGGTCTGCGGGGCGTTACGCACCATGTCGTACACCCGTGCAATCGTGTCGTTGTTCATCCCCGGCATAGACAGGATTCGGTCATCTATGCCCTTGAAGACTTGGGCACCGTTGCCCAGCAAAGAGGCCGAGTACAGTGAACCCGCATCCCGAGAGTCAGGTGCCGGGGACAAGATGGTGTTAATCAGGGAGTCCGAAGCGTCGAGCGCAGTGCCCATACCCTTGGTGCCCTCGCCCATGATCGACCGCACAAAGTTGCGGATGGCGTGCGTGAACCGTTGCCAC